GTTATACAGACTTTACACAAGCTGATAGCAACAATCCAGCACTTTACTCTTGGCAATTGGTACAGGGACCACAAGGGCCAAAGGGTGATAGTGGTGCAGATGGCTTACCGGGTAAGAATGGTGTGGGATTAGCAACAACAACCGTTACTTATCAAGCTTCAACTAGCGGTACGGCCATACCAAGCGGAGCGTGGTCAACAAGCGTTCCAAGCGTTTCTAAAGGTCAATATCTGTGGACGCGGACAGTTTGGATGTATACGGATAAAAGTAGTGAAGTTGGCTACTCAGTTGCTTACATTGCTAAAGACGGTAACTCAGGTAAAGATGGTATTGCAGGTAAAGACGGAGTAGGTATCAAGTCAACAGTGATTGAATATGCTGTTTCATCAAGCGGCGTCACTAAGCCAAGCACAGGCTGGTCAGCGTCAATTCCTGATGTGGCAGCCGGTCAGTATCTCTGGACCAGAACAACTTGGAGCTATACGGATGGCACAATTGAGACCGGTTATTCAGTCGCACAAGCTGGTAAGAATGGTGAACGTGGCAAGCAGATTTTTAAAAGTAATCAAGAGTATGGACCACATAGTTCAGCTCATTGGTGGTCTGATTTAAGCCCAGCACCGTCCGTTGATAATCCTCCCAAAATTGGCGATACCATAGTCACTCCCTATGGCGACATTTTTCAAATTGATACTGTAAACGTTGGTGGTGGAGGCGGTGGTGGAACCTTTGGAGTTGGAAATGTACTTGGAAATATCAGAGGACCACAGGGACCTCAAGGTCCACAAGGTGTTCCCGGAAGCAAGGATGTGCCATACACATACATTCAACTTGGCACACCCCAAAACCCCAAGAAAGGTGACTTATGGTGGCATGGGACAACACTTAACGATGCCACAGCATTGCAGTATTACAATGGGTCAACTTGGATGGACCAGAGTATTTCCCAAGCGGTACTTAGCATCAAAAAGTTGCAATCAATTGAGCTTGATAGTGCAACCATTAATTCCCCTGACATTAATGCACCATTTAGTCGCACTGCCCTTAGCGATGCCAACAAGGGAAAGTTTAGCAGTGGCAACACCAGTATGCAGTATGGTCACTTGAATATCACAGGCAACGTTGAAAATGATCAAGGCAGAGCAGATGGACACATGCTAATTAGCGACTTAGGACCATCGGGATTTATCAGTCGGGAACGCACACCCGACAATGCCGGTGATGTTCAGTATGCTAATTTGCAAGGTGGCAAGCTCAATCTTTCAACATTAGTTAGTGATGAAAATGCGGCCGACAAGAAGTATGTGTTCAGCACATACAAATCAACAGATAATGTTACTTACTTCTACAGTAACACAACACCATATCATAACATCGACTTCTCTTCGGGATACATTTACTATACCCGCCGTGGGAATCTAGTGACGGTCAATTTTGATTTGTATGCAATTGCTAATCAGTATCAGTATTTGAGATTGGCAGATATAAGACCGGGATACCAACCGTACCTGAAAAATAAGATCGTTTGTGCTTGTCCTAGTTTTAGTTATGCTGGTGAATCAGCTACCATGTACTCAAGTACGCCAGGCGGTGGGACTGTAGGCTGGTATGGCGTTATCTCACGAGGTCAAGGTGCTTATGCAGGATCGGTTACCTATTTAACACAAGACGATTATCCAACAGGTGACACGTATTTTGACTAGGAGGCAGTTATGAAAATCAAAGTGTGGACGGATAGCAATAATCGGCTGCTTCATTGGGCATGGGCTAATGAAAACAGACCAGTAGGCCCAACCAATGAAGGATTCGATGTTATTGAAGTTGATGAGGCCATTGGCTTGTATGAGAACCACGCCAGCATTATTGATGGCAAGGTTGTTCCAGATGCTGATTATGATCCAGACGCTGACAGACCTATACCTGAGCCGTCACCTGAGCCATCACCTGAACAGCAGATGCTTGCTGCACTGTATGCCCGCGTGATGAAGCTTGAGGGTGGTGAGAAAAATGAGTGACTTCGAAATTTGCAGTATGCTCCATTCTTGGGGGTGTCCGATAGAACAATATGTAGGCCGGCAAATAACTGAGGATCAATACAAGCAAATTACAGGCAAGGATTATGTCGGTGGCAAAAGCTAGCGGCTATTTTTATGGGGTGAAATTGTGGACGAACAAACAAAAATGCTAATGGAGATCAAGGAAGATATTGCCCAGATTAAGCAACAATTGACTGGCCTACCAAGCACAGACGACAAGGCTGATAAGGCATACAATGCCAGCCAAGATAATGCCAGAGACATTAGCAGTCTAAGGAAACTGGTGTGGTCAATCTGGGGAGTATTAGGTGGGACAATTGGAGTCACCCTGTTTGTGTATATCATTGAAAAGTATTTGTAAGGAGGAGTAAGAATGAAAGATTTAATTGTACAAATTGCCGTTGCAGTGATACCTATTTTGGGTGCATGGGTGGCAAAGGTCCTATTAGCGAATAAACAGGCTTTGACCTTGGTGCAAGTGTTGGAACCATTAGCACAAGCAGCTGTTACCGCAGCCGAACAGTTAGGTGTTACTCAGGCAATAACAGGGGCCGTTAAGAAATCGCAAGCAGTAGCCTCTGTTGAAACTCAATTAAAGGCCATGGGATTTAATAAGGTTGATCAACAGACCGTTGAAAATGCGGTTGAGAAGGCCTATAGCGACCTAAAGAACACAATTGAAGCAACCTATACTAAGGGGGCTTAAGATTGCGATTTAAAACTAAACTAGTATTAACAGGGGTAGCCATTATGGCTGCCTTTTCATTTGCCTTACCGACACCCGTTAAAGCAGCCAAGAATGATATTGGTGTTGACTGGTCGGTTTACCAGGGCAACAGTGGCAAGACAGTTGGGGGCGACCATTTTGCAATTGTGCAAGCTGGTGGAACCCAAGGTGGCACGATTTATAACCAGTCAACCTATGAAAGCCAAGTTAATGCAGCTAAGAATGGTGGGCTTAGAGTCCATAGTTACCTATGGTATGGTGTTGGTGGTAGTTCTGATATTGGTCGCCAAGCACTTGATTATTTCCTGCCACGTATTCAGACACCAAAAGGTTCGATTGTGGCACTTGACTATGAGGATGGAGCAAGTGGGTCTGTTGAGGCTAACACTGATGCCATTATTTATGGTATGCAACGGATTGCCCAAGCAGGTTATACCCCGATGTTGTATAGTTATAAGCCTTACATAGTAGCCCACGTTGACTACAATCGTGTTCTTAGCCAGTTTCCTAATTCCATTTGGGTTGCTGGTTATCCTGACTACCAAGTCCGTGCATTGCCACTATACAGTTACTTTCCAAGCCTTCCCGGTGTAGCTATCTGGCAATTTACCAGCACGCACGCTTTAGGTGGCCTAGATGGCAATGTTGACTTGCAAGGTGTAACCGACAATGGTTACTCTAAACAGCCAGCACAAGCGACCACAGTGCCTTCTACACCTTCACAAGCAAGCACATCTAGTGATTCCGACTATGTGCAAACTGGTGTTTTCAAGCCTTCCACGACTGTTAACATTCGCACTGGTGCAGGCACTGGCTATGCATCCATTGGTACCTATGCACCCGGTGAAAGCCTCATGTATGACCATGTGTACATCCACAATGGTTATGTATGGACACGGTATCTTAGCTACTCTGGCAGATACCATTACATATGCCTAGGTGTTATGGGTGGCGAAAGCTATGGTTCACGTTCCAGCAGCTATAGTGCACCGAGTCACACTTATTACACAGTCCGCTCTGGTGACAGCTTCTGGAGTATTGCCAACAAGTATGGCATCAACATGTACACACTGGCCGCCAACAATGGCAAGTCAATCTACAGTTTGATTTACCCAGGTGAAAGCCTGTACATCAAGTAACAACTATTGACAAACGCTACACATATGGTACTTTAACCTTGTACCAACATTTATCACCTTTTGGCCCTCTACTAGTCATGGTAGGGGGCTTTTTTTGGTGGGAAACAATTGCTGATCTCAATGTATATTTATGTTTTGGCGAGCTATACTATTCTTAATAAATGTAGTGGAAGGTGAAAACGTAATGGAAAATAAATTATACACGTTCCCCATGCCTCAACAACAAGGGATTCAAATTAGCCCCTTGCAAAACCTCTGGGGAAATGGCAGCGGTGTTCTCAAGTCTTATAACGATGTGAATATGTTACTATCTGACTTGGAGTCAGATTTGAAATTATGGAAAAAGCATGAACGTGGTTCAAATAACCTCAACTTTTCTGGCTCATTACAGGAAATAATACAAGATTTGAATGGAATTTTTAAAAGCATACAAGATAGTTACGAGTCAAGTAACTCCTCTTCTTTTAGCTATAATTTTGACATGATAGTAAAAAAATATTTCTCAATTTCTCCAAATGCATATTCATTTCCATTTATGACTATTCAATTGGCTATTCCCATGCTAAGTATTGACAAAAACAGAGCACCTACAATATTAGCTGGATATGATTTATTAAAGAAAGACAAAAAAGCTTCTGGAATTTTTTAGAAATCGTTTATGGAAACACTAGTCTGGTAAATGAACTCTCTAACTCCATCAATGATCCTTTTAGACTAAGGGCGGTGGCGGCATTCTTTCGGATTCAGGTATTGGATAAATCACCTAAAGCGGATAAACAAGTTAGAGATGCACTTAATGAATTAGAAACTGCTAGACAACAGACACATGATGACCTTAGCACGGCAGTAAAAGCATTTCATGAAAAAACAGAAAGTCTTGGGAATGATTTTCAAAATAGCACAACAGAGGCAAAAAAGAATTTTTCAGAGGATATCGACGCTGTCAAACAAGAACTAAGTAAATTTGTGCAAGAAAAAGAAGATAATTTGAACCAGCTAGAGACAACGTATGAACAAAAGTTGTCTTTGGAAGAACCCGCAAAGTTTTGGGAAACACAAGCCCAAAAATACAGACTTAGTTTTTGGATTTTGACATGTGTTGCGGTTGTCTCTGCATTAATTATTCTGGCAACAGGAGTTTACCTTTTAAATGACATACACCAATACATAAATTCAAGCCAAAAAATAGCGAACATCTTTCCTGCATATATAATCCCACTATCCTTCATTTCATTGCTTGTCTATGTATTTAAAACAATTGTGAACATGGCAATGTCTTCCAGACACGTAATGATAGAATTCCAGCAAAAGAGTGCATTAACCAATTATTATTTAGTTATGCTCCAGTCTGGGAAGCTAAACCCAGATGAAAAAAGTCTTATATTTCCTGCCATTTTTGCTAAGATTGATACTGGGTTAATCAAAAGTAGCAATACAACTGATGACATTTTGCAGGTTCTTGCAAGTCTAAAGAAGGATTAAGTGAACTACATTCATTACTAACTTTGGTGGGATTAGGTAATTGCTGATAGTTCCCCCTTGCCACAAAAAGTGACTGTGAGTGGCTCTTCACCACCAATTGCATACACAGCCTAGTTATTAGCCCATGATAATCACGTTGCTAATTAACCAGCATCCAGTTACCACTCTAGTCCTGCCCAGAGTACCATGTGCATGAGTTTGAGATTTATTTAGCTATTAACTGTGCGGTCTAACTCCTGAAAACACCGCTAATACACATGGCCGGATGACCTCACAGCTCGTTAAAGCTGTCAAGACGTTCCACCCCTACCATTTACCATTTAAAGTCCGGAAGGCCGTAGACACCAAGGATTTGACGATAGGGAACCTGACTGGGGCACTTACCGGCTGGACTTTATAGCATCGGCTCTAGCTGACCACCTGACTTTATTTCAACCGTGCGCAGGTATGCTGTGACACGAACATAACAATCATGATATACTGTGACTGTCCTTACTAGGGGATAAGTATATCGACCCATTGGCGTGGGTTGACTGTTTCGGCTATTAAGTTAGCTATCGGCTACTTCGCATTGGCGCGCTGGGTAGCTTTTTTGTTGTCTTCAAGAAATTGAATCAGAGCACCAATAAAGATTCCTACTAGAGTTGCAAAGCATAAAGCCGCTAGTGTGATCTGATGCATAA